ATTGTAGATGTAGTAGGAGCAGGTGATACATTTCTTTCTGCATTGGTTTACTTTCATCTTTTCTATGGTAGAATAGAGGAAGCAATTCCTTATGCTAATAAAGCAGCAGCAATTGCTGTGCAAAATTTTGGAACTTATGTTTTAACGGAGGAAGATGTCAAAAACTTACGTGATTGATATTGATGGTACTATATGTGATTGGGAACCAGGAAGGGATTATACTTTATCTGAACCTTATCCAGAACGTATTAAAGCCATTAATGATCTCTATAAGAAGGGTAATACCATAAAGTATTTTACAGCCAGAGGTATGGGGAGATTTGCTGGAAGATCGGATAAAGCAATTGAGACTTTTTATGCTATTACGCAAAGTCAGCTAGATAGATGGGGGTGTAAATACCACCATTTAATACTTGGTAAACCCTCTGGTGATTACTACATAGATGACAAAGGAATTGATGCGAATGAGTTCTTCAAAGATTAAAATAGTTCCAAAGGGATGGGGATATGAGAAGTGGATCTGTAATACGGAAGAGTATTGTGGTAAACTTTTACATCTAATTAAAGGAAAGAAGTGTTCGTGGCATTATCATGTACTTAAGGATGAGACTTTTTATTTGCAAGAAGGTAAGTTACTTGTTAAATATTCTGATGGGGATGATATAGATAAGGCAGAAGAGATGATTATGGAAAGAGGTGATAAGTTTCATGTTTATCGGGGGTTAAGACATCAAATGTTGGCTCTAGAAGATAGTGATTTGTTTGAGTTCTCTACTCAACATTTTGATTCTGATAGTAATAGGGTTTTGAAAGGGGATTGATATGAAAGTTATTATTTCTATGTCAGGTATGAGTAGTCGGTTTACTAATGCCGGTTATACAATTCCTAAGTTTATGATTGATGTTGATGGTAAAAAAATCATTGAACATATTGTAGATCTTTATCCGATTGATTCTGATTTTCTTTTTATTATTAATGATGAACATGCAAAGGATGAAGAACTTTGTGAATTTTTAGAGAATCTTGATATAGATCAGTTAACTTTATGTTCGGTTCCTACTCATAAGAAAGGTCCTGTATTTTCTGTAAATGAGTTTGAACATCACATCCAAGATGAGGAGCAAGTTATAGTTAATTATTGTGACTTCTCTATGGATTGGGATTACTATGACTTTGAGGAGTTTGTTAATACTAATGATTGTGATGGGTGTGTTGTATCTTATACAGGATTCCATCCTCATATGTTAGGTGGAGATAACTATGCATTCTGTAAGGTTGATGAAGATAATAAGATATTAGAAATAAGAGAGAAGCAACCTTTCACAGATAATAAGATGGGAGAATTTGCTTCTACCGGTACTTATTATTTTAAGAAAGGTAAGTATGTTAAGAAGTATTTTAAAGAGTTGTTAGAGAAAGATATTAACGTTAATGGTGAGTATTATGTGAGTTTAGTTTATAATCTTCTCATTGAAGATGGTTTAATTAATTTTGTATATGAGATTCCTCATATGCTTCAGTGGGGAACTCCTTTGGATTTAGATATGTATCGGCAGTGGTCTGATTATTATCGGAGAGTTGCTGAAGGACAGAGAGAAATTAATATTCCTAATTGTATAACTGCTCTTCCTATGGCTGGTATGGGTAGTAGATTCTCCACGAAAGGATATCTTTTACCTAAACCATGTATTGAAATTAATGGTCATTATATGATGGATAGAGCACTTCATTGTTTACCAAAGACAGATGAAGTTATTCTGGGTGCATTGAAGAAACATATGGATCTCCTTCCTCTTGAAGAATATGGTAATGTTGTATGGATAGATGAAGTTTTACAAGGACAAGCGTGTACTACAGAGAAGATAGTGGAGATTGTTGAATCTGATACTTCCATTTTAGTTTCGGCATGTGATAATGGAGTTTTATATGACGTAGATAAGTTACTGGAGTTGGTAAATGATCCAGGTAATGATATAATTGTGTGGAGTTATAAGAATAACTATACGAGTTATTATAATCCTAATGCATACTCATGGTTAGATGTTGATGATAAGGATAATGTCACTAAGGTAAATGTTAAAAATTTTACTGGTGATAATCCTTTAGATACACCTGCTATAACTGGTACAATGTTCTTTAAGAATAAAGATGTTTACTTGAATCCATTACAGAGATTATATGAAGTTGATGCAGTAGGACTTAAAAATGTTCGTACTAACGGAGAATTCTATATTGATGAGGTGTTAAATGCAGCTATTGATTTAGGATATACTGTTAAGAATTTTGACGTAGATCATTATATTTGTTGGGGAACTCCTGATGATTTAGAGACCTATCGTTATTGGCAAAAATTCTTTGATAAAGTGAAGTGGCATCCTTATGAATACACAAAAGATTTCTTTACCAATTGAATATTGGAATATAAAAGATACTGAAGAGGTTTCTTTTTTAGATTCTAGAACTATAGAAACAAAATATTTTTATGATGTCCGGTTTACCGGACATTCTATTCATTATCCTCAACCTCTTTTATATTCTAGAGGTAGATTGCTTCTTCCTACTATTGAGAAGTTTATGTCTTTGGGTAGAGGCACTGTCTATGAAAAGGATATGAGATATGATGGTGAACTATATCCTTATAATGAAATTTGTGAGACTCCTGTATTTTATTTCGTCTATAACATGGCGAATTATTATCATTTCATTTATGATACTCTTCCATATCTTTATTCCTATTTTTATCACAGAAAATATAATAGAAACTTAAAATTATTAGTAAGTCCTCCCGACGGTCAGGATGATCTTTATCCATTTGTGTGGGACTGTTTGGAACTTCTAGGTATCAAGGAAGAATATAAGATACGAAGAGAGGATGTAGTTTTCTTAGATAGGAATACTCTTTATAATGTTGTTTTAGTTGGGTCATCGTTGACCCATAATCATCAGTCTAATGAACCACCTCATAGAGGACTCTTTGAAGTTCTTGGACGTATGAAGGGAGAATATGATGGTCCTGAGAAGGTATATGTATCACGTAGAACTTGGTTAAATGATAAGAGTGATAACATAGGAACGAATTATACTGAACGTAGAAGGTGTGTAAATGAAGATGAGATGGCAGAGTATTTTATTTCTCTTGGGTTTGAGGAAGTGTTCTGCGAGAATTTAACTATGTCTGAGAAGATAGGTTTGTTTAGGGGAGCAAAGGTAGTTGCAGGACCGAGTGGGGGTGGTATGGTTAATGTATTATTCTCTCCACCAGATACTAAAGTTATTTCCATTGATAGTCCTACTTTCTATGATGTTAATTCTCGATGGGAATATTCATTGAATCATACTAATCTTCATCATTTTACTGACACGATGTTTATAGATAGAGTAGAAGAAAGTGTTGAAAGTAAAGGTTCTCTTTCTATTTCGGGTGGTCTTAACTCTCCATGGAGAGTAAATATGAATTCTCTTAAAAAGTTTATTGATAATATTGATGGATGATATTAGGGTAATTAAGAATATCTTTACGGAAGATGAAAGATTAGAAATACTGAAGAGTATTAAACCTTTTTTAGTAGATGCAGAGTGGTTATCTTTAAGTTGTTTTGGAGTACCTGATAAGATTCCTGGTAAACAGTCTTATCCTACACTTCAGCATTCTCCAGATTTCAAATGGATATATGATCGTTTTGATGAGATTATTAAAGAAAAACTAAATTTAGATTTGGACCTTTATAGTTCTTGGGTAAACTGGACAGATGGAAGGAAGGAACATATTAATTGGCATTCTCATGATAAGGATTATGCTAGTGTTTATTACATACAAGTTCCTCGTTTTATTAATGGAACATTATTTAAAAATAAATTTTATAGATCTCCTCAAAATAGTATGATATTATTCCCTGGACATTTAAAACATACTGCTCCAATTAGTCCTTTTCGTTGGATTAGTAAATATGAAAGATATACTATGGCCATGGATTATAATATTAGGAAAGAATCATAATGGTATTTGATGAAGTATTAAATTTAGCCAAGAAGGTTAGTCAATATACCATTGCTGGTGAAGGAAATGTTTCTATAAGAGATGGTAATACTATGCTTATTAAGGCAAGTGGATCTACTCTTGAGACTATGAAGGATAAGGATTTGGTTCGTTGCGATTTAGAGGGTAACGCTTTAAGAGGTGAAAAGAAAAAACCAAGTATGGAAGTTTCTTTTCACGCATGGATATTAAAATCTTTTCCTGAGATTAATTGTGTATGTCATACTCATCCTACTAATACTAATAAAATATTATGTTCAGGACGTATAAATGATTTTGCTAATAAGAGATTGTTTCCAGATCAAGTAGTACGTAATGGTGTTAAGTCATGTACCGTTCCTTATGCTACTCCAGGTATTCCTTTAAGAGAAGCAATAAAGAAAAGTGTTGGAGAGTTTATAGAAAGGTATCAATTTTTTCCTAAATTGATTTTGCTTAAGAATCATGGTATAATTACAGCATCCGCATCAGTACAGGAAGCCGTTGTGTCTACATTAATGTGTGAGAAATCTGCAGAAATTTTTATTGGTGCGAAGATACTTAATACCATACAATTTTTAACTCCGGAGGAAGTTGCTGAAGTAGATACAAGTCCTAGTGAAAAGTATAGGAGAGAATTATATAAATGAAAGTAATTTATGTGGATATTGATGAGACGATTTGTAAGAGGGAGACCTCTAGGGATTTTGGAGTTGTTCATGATTATACTAAGGCTCAACCTATTAAGAAGAATATAAAGAAGATTAATAAATTGTATGATGAAGGTAATACAATTGTTTACTGGACTGCAAGGGGAAGTCGTAAGCAGATTGATTGGAGAGAATTAACTGAGAAACAACTTAAAGAGTGGGGTGCTAAGTATCATGAGTTGGAAGTAAATAAACCTTTTTATGATTTGTTTATTGAAGATAAGTCATGTAGGATTGAGGAATTGTGAAAATAATTTCTCATCGAGGTAATATAAGAGGTTCTATTCCCGATAAAGAGAATAGACCTAGTTATATTGACTGTGCTATTGGAAACGGTTATGATGTAGAGATTGATCTACGTATTATTGGAGGTGAATTATGGTTGGGACATGATGAACCACAATATAAAATAGAACATAGTTGGTTGAAACCTAGACTTTTTTATCTGTGGATCCATTGTAAAAATATTGAAGCAGCAAAACAGTGTTGGGAGTACCAGTATCAGTCATTCTGTCATACTGGGGACTCTTATACATATACTTCAACTGGGAAAATATGGTTACATGATTTGTCTATGGAGATTGATGAAAATGTTATTATCCCTTTGATTGATGATGTTGAATTTTCTTCCATAAAAGGTAAACCCTTTGGTATTTGTACTGATTATCCTTACTTATTGAATTAATGACTAGAATTGCACTTTGTTACTCTGGACAACCTAGAGATTTTATACATGCTGTTGATAATCATCGAGAGCATTTTGGATTAGGACAAGATAATGTTGATGTATTTGGCCATATATGGTTCGATGATAGTGTGGCAGGGAAGGTCTTTACCATTCCCAGTAAAGGTGTGTGGCCTAGTTCTGAAATAAAAGATTGGATTGAAAAAAATTGGAAACCTAAGAAGTTAATTTACGAAGCTCCCAGAAGATTTGACGAAGAGATTTCTAATTGGAGAGATTTTGGACATCCAAAAGATAATCAGATATCTCAGTTCTATAGTATGGGACGGGTAATGGAATTGAAAAAAGAGTATGAAGAAGAAAATAATTTTAAATATGATTATGTTGTGAGGATGAGGACAGATACTGTATTTTTAAAATCACCTGGCAATATTGAGGAATATGATAAAAATAAGTTGCATGTATTTAATACGGTTCCTGGACCTGATTGGACTTCCGTAGGAGCAGATAAGTATGCTATACTAGATATTACTGCGTGGGGTGGATCGGATGTAATGGATAAGTATGCCTCAACTTATTCTAATTTACAAAGAATTGTTGATGAAGGATGTCCTACTTTCTCACCAGATTTGCCTTTAGGGTGGAATGCTGTTAATGTTAATGGACTTGATGTTGAGAAACATGATTGGCATTTTAGATTAGTTGTTTCAACCTCTGGAATATACGGAAGTTAATTATGAGTAAGATTAAATTTAATTTGGTGGGTAATACTTTTACTCACCTGACTAATGGAAATAAAGGATACTCTGTACATGGAAAAGAATCCAAGTATATTGAATGGGTAGGGGAAGATGGAGAAGGAACTTTTTATATTGATGATACTATTAATAAAGGTATTATTGAGAAAAGAGATGGTCCTAAGTATCTTTGGTTATTAGAATCGAAGTTTATTAGACCAGGTTTGGTTGAAAAGATTATTGAAAATCGTGAGGACGTTGAGAATTCTTATGATATTATTTTTACTCATGATCAAAAACTTCTTTCTTTAGGTGATAAGTATAAGTGGTGTCCTGCTCAGGGTTTTTGGATTAAAGATGCAAAGATCTATGAGAAATCAAAAATGATTTCTATGATCTCTTCTAATAAGACTATGTGTGAGGGTCATAGATTACGTTTAGAATGGGTTGATAGGATAGGCGAACAAGTTGATCTCTATGGTAGGGGATTTAATGAGATTGCTGATAAGGAAGAGGGTCTTTGTGACTATATGTTCTCAGTTGCTATTGAAAATGGACAGTATGAAACTTACTTTACTGAAAAACTTCTTGATTGTTTTGCCACGGGAACCATTCCTGTGTATCTTGGTGCTCCTGATATTGGAGAGCATTTTAATAAGGATGGAATCATTGACTTAACTGATGAGTTTGATGTTTCTGAGGAAATATACTATAATAAGATGGATGCTATCAAGGATAATCTTGAAAGAGTGAAAAAAATGGAAGTTCTTGAAGACTTTATCTATGAGACTTATTTAATATGAATCGTATAGAAAATTATGCAGAATTAAAACATAATATTGTTAAGTGGTTGAAGGATTACTATTGGATGCATAGTGGAGTTATTAAATCCTTTGTGGTAGGGGTATCGGGAGGAATTGATTCCGCTGTAGTTTCTACATTATGTGCTAGTACCGATCTTCCTGTTTATGCTCTGGGGATGCCCTTACATCAGAAGAAAGATCAAGAAAGTCTTTCTGATGCACATCTTGATTGGTTAGATAAAAAGTATTCTAATGTTACCATTATTAAAATTGATTTGACTAATGTATTTGATACATTTAAATATGATCTTGAGAGACATGCTATTGATGAGCATTCTTTAGCTAATACTCGTTCTAGATTGAGAATGGTTACATTGTATCAGATTGCTGGACAGTATAAGGGTATTGTAGTTGGTACGGGAAACAAGGTAGAGGATTATGGAATCGGTTTTTATACTAAGTATGGTGACGGTGGCGTTGACATTGCTCCCATTGCTGACCTTTACAAAACAGAAGTCAGAGAACTCGGAGGATACTTAGGAGTAATGCGTAATATTATTGACGCACCACCCACTGATGGTCTCTGGGAGGATGGAAGAAATGATGAAGATCAAATTGGTGCTACATATGCTGAGTTAGAAGAAGCAATGGAGAATGGAACAGGACCTGCAGTTGATATTCTTTATAAATTTAATACTCAAAATAAACATAAAATGGAACCCATCCCTACATTTAAGTTATGAAAATAGGATTAATAGGAGCAGGAAGACTTGGATTGTGTTTAGCCCTTCTTATGGGAGAAGCAGGGTATAAGGTTCTTGCATCGGATGTTCGTGAAGATTATGTTAATAAACTTCTTGACAAACAGATTACTACTAATGAACCATATGTTCAGGAATTATTGAAGAGATCTTATAATGTAGATTTTACTACAGATAATGAGAGAGTTATTAAAGAGTGTGATATAATTTTTACTTTGGTACAGACTCCTTCTAATGAGGATGGAAGTTATGATGTGAGTGCAGTATGGAAAGTTGTTGACGATTTTAAGAGTGTACTACCATTAGAAGGCAAGTCCCTTATTGTAGGATGCACTACTAATCCGGGGGATTGTGATCAGTTTCAAAAGGAATTAAGTTCTCTTGGAGTAGATGTATATTATAATCCAGAGTTTATAGCACAAGGATCTATTATACGGGATCTTAGAAAGGCTGATATGGTTTTAATTGGTGGTTCGGGACAGCATCGTTCAGAACTAGAAAAAATTTATTACATGATACAAGGTCCCTTTAAAGAACCTTCTATCCATTTGATGAGTACTAAGGCAGCTGAACTGAGTAAGATTGCAATTAATTGTTATCTTACTACTAAGATTAGTTATGCCAATATGATTGGACAAGTATTAACACTATCAGGATTGGATACGGAGATTAATAGTGTTTTGGGATCTATAGGTGCTGATAGTAGAATAGGTAAGAAGTATTTGGGATTTGGTTTTGGATTTGGAGGACCGTGTTTCCCTAGAGATAATCGGGCTTTTGCTGCTTATGCAAAGAAAGTTGGAGTGGAATATAATATAGGTACTACCACCGATAATTTTAACGAAGCACACGCAGAATTTTTAAAAGAGTATTTTATTTTTAAAAATGTTGATAAGAAACCTTTTTGTTTTAAATATCTTACATATAAACCAGATACTGATATCTTTACGGAAAGTCAACAGTATAGGTTATGTTTAGATCTTTTAGGTGAAGGGTATACGGTATACTGTTTAGATGATATGCTAAAAGAAAGATGTGATGGTAGAATTATTTTTAAAAAACCTGATGAAGAAACTTACCTTATAGATTTATGATAGGATATAATAGACTTGGAACTAATGGTCGCTTAGGTAACCAGATGTTCCAATATGCTTCTCTTAGAGGGATTGCCGCTAATAATAATTTAGAGTTTTGTATTCCACCGGAGGATACTATAACCTATGCCAATTATGGATTATTTGATTGCTTTAAATTAAAGAATGTTAATCATGTGGGTATGATTGGTGGAGAGACTAAAGATGAACCAGGGTTTGATTTTGATGAAGAGTTATTTAATAACTGTCCTGATAATATAAACATTGATGGGTATCGTCAGTCAGAAAAATACTTTAAGCATATTGAGGATTCCATTCGTGAAGATTATGAATTCAAGGAAGATATCTATGGTGTATGTAAAGAGTATATGGATCAGTTTAATGGGGATATTACTTTACTTCATGTACGTCGAGGGGATAATGTAGGTCGTCCTGATTGGTATCCTATACCGACTGTAGACCACTATGAATATCTTTTAGATAAGTATTTTCCCAATCAACCTATTCTAATTTGTTCTGATGATTTAGATTGGGTAAAGGAACAACCACTCTTTAAGGATGATAGGTTCCATCTTTCAGAGACTAGAATATATTATCCTAATGAAGTTCTAAATGGGGTAGGTAAGATGGAAACCTCTCTAGTTCCATATTATGACTTGTGTATGATGACCTTATGTAATGGTGGTATCATTGCTAACAGTTCTTTGTCCTGGTGGGGTGCATGGTTACAGAAGAATAGAACTAATCCAGTTATAGCACAGGACCCTTGGTTTGGTGAGAAGTTATCCTTTAATAATTTGAAGGATCTTCTTCCTGAAGATTGGATAGTTGAGAAGATGCTTGATGAAAGAATACAGCAATGATGGATCTTACATTTTTAATACCTACTAGAATAGAAACAGAGGATAGATTGAGAAATATCATTTCCTCTGTTTCTTATTTGTTGCATCATATACCTGCAAAGGTTATTGTAAAGGAGGTATCTCATCAACCTACTTTTAAATTGGCAGCAATTCCTACAATTAAAAAGAGAGTTGATACTACTAATTTAACTTATTTGTATGAGGAATCTAATGAGCCTCTATTTTGTAAGAGTAAGGTATTAAATGACTTAATTGTAGCTGCAGATACTAAGGTAGTTGCTAACTATGATGCAGATTGTATTCTTCCTATCTCCTCTTATAAGGAAGCATATGATATGATTTCTAAGATGAGTATCGATGTAGTATATCCTTATGGGTGTGGTATATATCAGTGGAAAGCAGATTATAATCCAGATATTTTTAATTCTTTTATGAATACTCTTAGTACTGACATACTAGATAAGAATAAGACTTTATCTAATTCTACTATTGGGTGGACACAATTTATTAATCGTCAGAAATATATTGATTCTTATATGATGAATGAGAATTTTATATCGTGGGGGTGTGAGGATGATGAGTTTTATTATCGCATGAGTATTTTGGGTAATCACATTCTAAGATTAGATGGATATGTTTATCATTTAGAGCATTCACGTACTCATAACTCTTGGTTTAGTAGTCCTAAGTTTAATGATAATTATCATCTTTGGAATACTATAAAAACATTTGACAAGAAGAAGTTGGTAGAGTATTATGAAAGTCAAGACTATCTTAAAAACCGTCGGAAACAATTAGTATGATAGGATTTAATGCCTTAGGGCGAATGGGTAGACTCTGTAATCAGATGTTTCAGTATGCTTCATTAAAAGGTATTGCTCGTAACATAGGTACAGATATTATTATTCCATATTATGAACAAGCAGTTGATGATGGTATGGGAAACATGCTCAGGACTGAGCTGTTTGATTCTTTTGACCTGAATGTTAAGAGAGGTCTTTTAAATAATGGTCATGCACCTGTAGTTAAGGAAAGATTTTTTCATTTTGATGAAGAACTTTTTAAATTATGCCCTGATCATGTAACTCTTCAAGGGTATTTTCAATCAGAAAAGTATTTCAAACATATTGAGGATGAAATTAGAGATGATTTTAAGTTTAATATAGGAGTTCTTTCTCCCTGTCAAGAGATGATGGGGTCAGTAGAGAATCCTCTTGCTCTTCATGTTAGACGTACTGACTATATAAAAAATAGTGAAAACCATTTTAATTTATCTTTAGAGTATTATGATGCAGCATTAAAACATTTTGATGATGATCGTAATGTATTAGTATTTTCTGATGATCCGGCTTGGTGTTTAGAACAAGATTTATTTTCCGATGATCGTTTTATTGTTTCCGAAAATACAGATAATAGAGTAGACCTTTGTTTAATGTCTCTCTGTGATGATTTTATTATTGCTAATTCTTCCTACTCTTGGTGGGGTGCATGGTTATGTGCTAACAAAGATAAAAAAGTAATTGCACCTGTCCAATGGTTTGGTAAGACAGGATATACAAAAGACCACGATACTAAAGATTTAATCCCTGATGACTGGACAAGAATTACTGCGGGACAAGAATAAGTCCGTTTTTAAATTAAAAGGTCTTCCTCACATCTATTGGATAAATTTAGATGCAGATGTGCAGAGAAGAGAGTGGATGGAGAGCCAGTTTAGGTACTGGGAAATAGAAAATCATACTCGTATTCCTGGGTATGATGGTAGAGATGAAGATCCATCGGTTTATCTTAAAGGACTTATTCCTGACAATGTGACTTCAGGTGAATTGGGATGTTGTATGTCTCATCTTAAGGCAATTAAAGAATTTTATGAAAATTCTGAAGATGAGTATTGTATTATTGCAGAGGATGATATAAGTTTGGATTTAGTACAGTGTTGGAATTTTACTTGGACTGAATTCTTTTCTTTACTTCCTTATGATTGGGACTGTATACAGATGACTACCATTTGCACAGGTGATATTCATATTAAATTACATCTTAAGTTTGTTAATGATTTTTCTGCTGCATTTTATTTGATAACTCGTCATCATGCAGCAAAGATTTTAAAGAATCATATGCGTGGAGATAAATGGAAGTTGGACAATGGAGTAAAGCCACGAGCAGTATCCGAAGATACTGTTTTGGAATCAGGAAAAACTTATACTATTCCTCTTCTCCTTTATAATATGGATTTTCATAGTAATATTCATCAAGAACATATTAGTATCTTTCATAAAGGACCACATGATGCTCTTTTAAATTGGTGGCAACAGAATAGTGCGAGCATTGATATACGTCAGTACATGGATTGGGATCCTTATATGGCAAGGATTACTGAGAATAGTGCTGCTAAAGAAGCACAGGAAGCCCAACAACAAGGTTGACTTTATTTTAATGTTAAGATATAATGAGAACTGTCACATTTTTGAATGTGACAGTTTGTATAAATAATGATACATACAAAGGACTCGAAAGATCGTACCCCTGCGTAAATGTATACGAACCCATGTCGAGGGTTCAGACATCCGCAGGTTTTTTTACGTACTTGCGAGACACTTTCTAAAAAAATGTTTAAACCTTTAATCGCAGCTGTCGCAGCTGCTCCTCTATTCGCTGGTGCTGCTTTTGCAGGTCCATACGTTAACGTAGAAGCTAATGCTTCATATCCAGACGGCGAATATTCAACTGCAACAACTGACCTCCACTTTGGATTTGATGGATCCACTGATGATGGAAAGCTTGGTTACTATGTTCAAGGCGGTCCAGCCTTCGTTCATACTGATTCTACTGATGATACTGAGACTCAAATCTCTGGTAAAGTTGGTGGTTCATATGCTATCGCTGATTCCACAAGCCTGTATGGCGAGATTGCTGGTATCACTGGTGAGGATTCCTCAGGTGATGACATCATCGACTTCGCTGGTAAGATCGGTGTAACCTACAAGTTCTGATTTTCTGATTCAGATACTTAATGTAAAGGACCCTTCATGGGTCCTTTTTTTATGCTATAATATAAAAGTCAAGGTCTCTACCTGGACTGCGGTATTCCCCTTTGGTAGGTTCAGGAATAGCGGCGATAGGAACCTACCACATAAATCGTTTTATAGGGGTGATATGAAATTTGAAGACTATTATAAAGAATTCTGTGAAGTATTTGGACATCCATTATGGATGATACCAATGATGTTGATTGGTATGTTCTTTATGATAGAAGTATTACATACCAAATATCATGTTGATGGAGAGAACGATGCTCATGGATTTTGTGGTCAACAGGAATGGGTTAAAGATCTTCAAAGATATAAAGAAGAGAATATGTATTAAAAGAACTAATGGGAATCATTAGGACTTCTTTATGATGTTAGGGATTAGGTATAATTACCTTGCGTAAATTTAATGTTTACTATATAATTATGTTACGTTTCTTAACAGAACACAATGACTTCATCAGCAAACGTCGTCACTGAAGATGGCGGAAGACAAAACATGTACGGAGTAGAATCCCGTCCATATATTGATGAGAATTATAAAGGTTATGCTAAAGAAGCAGAACTAGCCAACGGACGTTGGGCAATGATAGGTTTCGCAGCACTTCTTGGTGCTTATGTTACCACTGGCCAGATTATTCCAGGTCTCTTTTAAACTTCTATCCCTAAAATCTAAGAACAATGAACGAACAAGCAGAATTAGCCAACGGACGTTGGGCAATGATCGGCATCATCGCTGCTATAGGTAGCTATGCCGTCTCAGGTCAAATCATTCCAGGTATCTTCTAATGGAAGATCTATTAATCTGGCAGAAGGCAAACGGAAGATTTGCAATGGTTGCTTTTTGGGCCATCATTGGTACTTACACATACTTTAAGTATTTTGCCTAAAAGTTAACAAAACTAAATAATTACTCGTAACTTTATTAGCAAACAGGAACATGGGCGACTTTATAGCCGCATCAGATAGCATATCACCATTAGTAGCAGTCCTCTGGGTTTTTTATCCCATGGCTGCTTTAGTGTTAATTGAATTATTACTTCGTGCAGTCAATGATGACGACGATGATGATTTTCAAGGTGGTAAAGGGGTGCGTACAATGCAACCTGTTCCTGTTTCTGTTCCCTCTGGTGCATAATGGATTGGTCACACCCTTATTGGAGATGGGCTGAGCGTTGGAATGGACGCTTAGCTATGATCGGAGTCATAGGTACTCTCTTAATTTTATTAAGTAGGTAAAAATACTTGACGAAACCTTAAGGTTTTATATATAATTAGGTCAAGTATTTTTACCTAGTCACATGCCTCAATTAGTATTTTTTGGTTTAGTAACTGCATATCTTTATTTCAATGGACCCATCAGTTCTATCGTATTTCAATAATATATTAATATCTACACCAGCATCTGCTCATGGGTTGTTGGAATTTGGATTTTTTGTTACTATAGGTATCACTGCTGGTTCTTTAGGTCTTATTTAAAATGGAAACGAATTGGGATGATGAAAAGCAAGTTAGTCTTCGTCAAGAAGCCCTATTAATACTGTTTAAAAAATTTGGTGACGGTGATTATTCTAATCGTTCCATTTATGAATGTGCTGATGAGTGGTGCAGTAAGCAATGTACAACTGCAGGACTTGTCAAATATTACGAAGCGTACTATACTGGACGCACAACATTAGTTAGTTAAAAAAATGCAAAAAGTTGTAAATGTACTTGCTCTTGCGTCTGCTGCTGTATCTCTTGCCGTTGTTATCGGTGGTGCTACTGTTTACGTACAGCGGGAAGCAATCATAAAGGGGGTTACCGATAAGGTACTTGGTGGATTTAGTGGAGGATTAGGGGGTGGAATTGCTCCTGGTGCAACAGATTTAAAACTCCCTGCTGATTCTGCTAATTCTTTTGAACTTCCTGCTGGAGAAAGAGCATTAGGAACTTCTTCTCCGTTCTAAATAGAATGAGTTAATCTCATTCTTATGGCTGAGGAAGTAAAGGAAGATCTTCACGAAGAAGAAAAGAAGGAAGAAAAAAAGAAAGGACCTCTTGGAAAATTAAAAGATAATCTTCTTCCAGATCAAGAAGAGCAAGCTGCAATCATCTCTACTTTTGTGAGACTTGGAGTGCTTGTGTGGTCCGGGGGAATATTAACATTAAATTATGTTGCTATACCTGGTGTTCCTCAGCAGAAAATAGATCCGACATTTATAGCTTCAGTTTTTACTGGAGTTTTGGCAAGCTTCGGAATTCAGACAGCATCTAAGAAAGGTGATGGGACTATGAAGATGCAGAACGGTAATGGTAATGGTGGAGTTTCTAAAGCAGACATGGAGAAGTTGATTGAGAAAGCAACTCAAACTGCACCTGCCCAAGTTATTAGGATCGAACAAGCACCTCTTAATTTAACTGCTGCACCACCTAAGAAAGAAGAACCACCTTATAAAATGTAACTTGGAGGTATATTATGAATAAGTGGATTGGAATTAGTTTAGGAACTGTATTGGGAGTATCTCATATAGGAATGATTGGTTTAATTGCTAGTCGTAGTAATCTTCCTATGGTAAATCTTCCGGTGAGTGACTATACTTCTTATAGTGTAGAAGCAGGTAAGGATGGTTATAGGATTAATTATCGTGCTAATGATCCTCTTATAATGGGGGTAAGAAAAGAGATTGATAAAC